TGCGGAGATTATGCGGTCATTCCACCATTGGTAAAGACCGTTGAAGCGCCGAAGCCGTTAACACCCGTTAACAGCCAAGCACTTCTGAAGACCCGGCCAAACCGTATGCCTAACAGCAAGAAGATCGGCAACAAGGACAGTGATTATTGGGGCGACGAAGTTCCATTTTAGGAGATAAGGATGACCGGACGCATGAGCCGCAACAAGGGCGCTAGGGGCGAGAATGAACTCGCCTCTATCCTTACCGACGAACTTGGCTTTGTGGTCAAACGCAAGCTAGGCCAAGCCCGTGACGGTGCCGACGACATTGAAGTCGGCCCGTTTAGGATCGAGTGTAAACGCCATGAAAAGTTGGCTGTCATGCAATGGGTGCGCCAGGTGGAAGCCTGCACGCCCAAGGAACAAATACCGCTTGTCATCTTTCGCCAGAACGGCGAACGGTGGCGAGTGGTAATCGCGTTAGAAGACTTTGTGCCTATGATGCGTGAGAAGCTGGCTGACACATAGCGGTCGCCTTGTATTCAACTTCCTTGATCCGACGCCCCCAGCCCTTACCAAACGTCTGCCATGTAGGCAGGTTCTGCAAAAAGCGGACCCGCTCATTGCAAAGCCGGGCAACCAAGTTAGCGGGATCGCGTTTCGCGATTTCCGCTAACGACATGGGGCCAATAATGCCATCCGTGTTTAGGTCCAAAATAGCTTGAAGCGTCTTGACCGCCTTCATTGGACCGCTGTTAACCGCGTAGTCAAACACAGCATAGTCTAGACCGGCCGGTAAAGCCTCACAGGCGGCTTTCTTCCAATATTGGTCCCGGTATAGCGGAGCGACCGTTTCGGGCGTCAGCGCCCTCATATCGGCCTCTGTGACGATTTCTCCGGTATAGTCTTCCCAAGCCTTTTTGGTGACGCCAAGGCAGCTCATGCCGCCTGGGTCGATAGGGTGATTAATGAATCCGCCCTCATGCTTCAAAACCAGCTTCAAGCAAGCGTCAAAGTTGTTTTTCATTTCGAGGCCACACCCTTAATCTTTTCGTAGGTTCTAAGCCCGCCAAGCCCCAGCATACCGAACATGAGTTCCCATAGGCTGCTATCGAGCTTGGGCGGCATTGGAATGGCGTAATGAAACAGCGAGCAAACCCAGACGCCTAGCGGCGATGCCACATACTGATAACCCAGCGCGGTAGCACATACCCAACCAATAGCGGGACGCCAACCCGAAACAAAAAGATTAGGATTTTGAGCTTCTGCCGCGTTGACATTATTTTGCTGCGCATCCCAAGCCTGAAGCGAGTTACGAAGTTCCGCTTCGGCTTTAATCTTTTCAGCCGGATCAGGAACAAACTTGTTAACGATGTTTAAACCGGCAGAAATTGCGTCAGCGACACCAAAACCCACGACAGCACCTATGACAGGTTAACGAGTTTATAGTGCGTGGTAGAATAAAGCTGCATGAGATCGTCAATCAGGTTCTCAAGCATGGTGGACTTTTCCGCAATCTTTTCGCGGTTCTTGTCGATCCAGTTGAGTTCCTTGAGCACGATTTCCGTGATGCTGCCCTTGGGCATGACCACAATTTTAACGTCGCCAATGAGACCGAACGCGCCCTGGTAGGTCTCCACAATCATATCAATCTTGTCGATCAGGCCATCATAAAGAGTGCCAAGTGCTTGATGCTGGCTATAAGACTTTGTAGCCCAATGGGCCAAATGCGCTGCGTTACGCAGAGCAAAAACGTGAGCTACAAGTTCTTCAATCATGGCAAGCGATCCGCTTTGTTGTCTAGTTTATCGTAAATCTTATCAAGCAATTCATGTATGCGGCCAATGTCCGCCTTGTAGTCATCTTTGGTAACATACTCTTTTGCAAGAGCGACTTTAACGTCTGAAAGGTCAGACTTCAAATCTTTAACTGCGTCCCATAGCTCGTGCATAAACCAGCTTCCAACGCCGACCACGATAATAAGCAACCATTGAATAAGATTGGGCATGGACATGTCCGTTTTAACCAGGTGGATCACAACATGGATTCTGAAATAACATGCGAACTAGAATCAAACAACGAGCTTACCGCGAAAATAAGCATGTCCTTCGATAACTTCGCAAAGTTCCGGAGGGAGAATCATACCGTCTTTAAAGGTTAGAACGGCAAAGCCACTACACCAAGGCGTTGAATTATTTTCCAGATACTCGAATTGCGGACCAAGCGGGTCTGACAAAGTACCGCTATCAACGCCCCAGATACGACCAGTGTAGTTAGCCCACGGCGTAACTGCCAATCTGTGCAAATGCCCGGTAACAATGGTTAGCCCGCCCTTCAAAGCATTGTTGTAAGTCGCATGGATACCGTTATGCCAACGGTGCTTAATCATAACATTTCGGTTTAAACGTATCGACCAAGCCATGTTCCATTCTGGGAAATGATCGCATAGCCGCTCAATGACGCCATCATATTGCCCGGCATGTATGGCAAGCGTCTTATCAAAACGCATGTCGTGATTGCCGATGTTCCAGTCAAATTCGCAGCCCTTGGGTGCGGCCATGACAATTTCATGCTGCCTGTCCCGGCAAGCGTCCAATTCTTCCCTGACGCTAGGCGGCTGGCCCCAGCCATGCGGATCGTGACGGCTTACTCTGGCTCCATCAAATATGTCGCCATTGGCAATGACCCGCTTGGGTTTTAGTTCTTTAAGCAGCAGCAGCAACGCCTCATTGGCAACGGTGCGTTCACCAGGCCAGAAATGGGCGTCTGAATAGACAATGACATGCCCATTTTCAACATAGCCTTCCCGCTCGCGCTTGTAGGACCATGTTTGCCCATATGGGTTATCAGATTGTTTGGGAACAACAGTGGGAAGCACAATGCCTTTTTTGGTAAGGTTTTCCCTGCGCTTGTAAATGTTACGAACGTCAATGTTCAGGATGCGGGCAACCTTTGCGGGTGAACATTCACCCCGCATCCAAGCTTCCATAAATTCTTCGTCTGTCGTCGCCATCGTCTCGCCTCTTTGGTTTGGCAGATTTATGTGCGGCTAAAAGTTAAGCAACGGTAAATGTGCCAGAGCTTGTGAACGTATGAATCGTATAGCCACCAGAAGTGGTTATAGTTCCGCCTGTACATGAGGCAGAACCTGTTGGGTAGCGAATAATGACTATGCCGGAACCACCGTTCCCGCCGTCAAAATCAGTGCCGCCATAAGTACCGCCGCCACCGCCCCCGCCCGCTCTATTGGCAACGCCATTTCCGCCGGGATTTCCACCATTGCCCGCATTGGTTCCGCCTGCCCCGCTAGGGGCTCCACCACCACCAGAACCGTAAACTACGCTAGAACCTGAAATTGTAGACGTTAGGCCAGCACCACCAGCCCCGCTGTTTCCGGTTGCACCAGCAGAACTATAGCCGCCGCCCCCTGCGCCACTACTGGAGGGGCCACCATTGCTTCCTTGCCCTGAAATGCCTAAACCGCCGGAGCCCCCGCCAGACCCGCCATTTGTACCGGCGGTAATGCCGCTACCACCACCACCACCACCTGTTGATGTTACGCCGCCAAAACTACTATCTGTTCCAGGTTGACCTGTTATTGCGGATGGGTAAACACCACCAGCGCCACCCGACCCGATAATAATTGTGTACGAATTAAGAATAAGTGGCGTGCTTGTACCCACTAAAATACCGCCGCCACCACCCCCACTGGCATAATTGTTAAAAAAACGACCACCGCCCCCGCCTCCTGCGGCAACTCCGTAATCAACAATAGGAAATTTCTTACCAAAAAGGCCGTAACCTCTGGCAGAAAACGCGGCTCTAGTTCCAATTACGGGCATTATTTAAACGGCATTTGTGAGGCAAGGACGGTATATGTAGCAGAAGCGGTCTTAATGATCGTAAAGCTGTATACGTCAATGGCGTTTACCGTTCCAGCGGAAGGTGACAAATTGCTTTGCCACTTCGGCGTAATGGATGAACCGTCAATTGTAATTGCGGTTTCATAATAAGCCGTGGTGCCTTGCGTAGCCATGAAAACCAATGTCAGGCTTTGACCAACAGACATAACACTATCAAGTGATGTGCTGCTATTGCCCCGGACATTAAGCGTCCAGTTACCGCTTGCATTGGTGGTATAATAAAGAATGGCTTGGGTTAACGCGTCAAATTGTACGGTGCCGGTTGCAGCCGTTGCGCTGATTGTGACCTTTTCAAGCGCCTGTTGAAGCGTGGTTGTACCACCAATTGTGACCGCCCCGGTTGTAACCAAAGACGCGCCCGTAATCGCGCCTGTAATGGACGCCGATCCCGTGGCCGTAAGCGTTGAAACGGTCGCGGCTTGACCATATGAAAGCGCGTCGCCAGAGGTCGTAGCAGCCGCCAGGCCCGTGATCTTATGGTTTCCCATAGGAATGTTGGCCGTGGCGGTCGTTTGCCCGTCCTTGGTCAAGCAAGTTGTCAGGCCGGTCGCCAGGTCCGCCGTGAGGGCATTGAACGCGGTCGCTGTGATTGTGGTGCCACCGACTACCGGCTGACCGGATGAGTTGATGTTAAAGACACCTGAACCGTTGAAACTCATGGGACACCTATGCTGCGAACAGTATTTTGACCAATTTGTGTTTTAAGCCCTGCACCTATTGCCAAAGCGCCCGCAACTTTTTTCCTAAAGGCAGATTTGGTTTGTGCATCCATAGCAGTTTGTGCCAATTTAATAATTTCAGCATATTCAGGTTGTGAAATAAATTCACCAGTTGCAAGTTGACCCGCAATTTCTTTTGCTTTTTTAGAAGCAGCTTTAGGAGAAAGGGTATCAAGTTCAGTCAATTGCGTAGCAAATTGACCTTTCTTTGCCAAAAGTTCGTCAGCTTTTTCTTGTTGAAGAAGCATTGAACGCCAATTTTCTCTAACAGGCGCACTTGCTCCGCTAGTATACGCATCTTCTACGGCTTTTAAACCTTGAATCAAATCTTTTCTAGTTTGGCTACCGATAGCGCCATACCCAGATTCATTTGAAGGTCGATACGCAGATTCCTGCAATTCCCGACGCAGATTTACAATGCGCTCAAGGCTTGGCTTTTGGGTTTGAACATAAATTGCAGCACCGGGCAAATCGCCATTAGCCGGGCCATACTTTATTGACACATTTGGTTGCCTAGCCATTTTAGGGCTAACTTGAACTTCTTTAGGCGTAAGCACATCAATTATGTCTTTATACGCTTGAATTTCATTTCTAGAGGCTTGTGTCACAACAGGACCAGAAGGATTTAACTTTTCTTTTGCTTTTGATACCAATACTTTAGCTTCTGGGGTATCAGAAGCGCCAATTCCTTTTTGCGATAGATCAGCAGAAATATCATTCATTGCTTGGCGCAAAGGATTGTCCGCACCCTTTAGCATTTGAGCGGCTTTTTCAGCTTGAGCTTGTTGTTCCAACAAACTTGCCAATTTACTTCTTACGGGAGCAATGACATTTTTTGCCGCCGGAGTTGCACCAGCATCAAGAATTTTACCGATGTTAAGGCTACCGCCAATTTTTTGAGCTACCATTTTTTCGCTTGGGGCAACACCACCCAACGCTTTAGCAATAGCCGCTCCACCAGCCCTTGCAGGTGCTACTAGCTTTTCAGCCGGAATAGGCACAAGCGCTTCGGCCAATTGACCATATTTAACGTCCTCACCGCCCGCCGATCCAGGCTTGCCGTAAGTTTGGTCCACGGCACGCCCAATAGCCGCGCCAACGCCATAGGCAGGCGCAAGAGCGCCCTTGAAGTTTGCGCCCATGCTTTGAAGCGAAGCCAGCGGATTGACCATGCTAAAAGGCATAGCTTTTGCGGCCTCAATTTCCTTATCCGCTTCGGCCATGCGTTGTTTGGTAATGCCTTTTACGTCACCGATAAAGGATTCCAAGCGCGAAGGGGCGGCTTTCAATGTTTGAGTTGGTGCCGCTGCAAAACCAACTTTTTTGTCAAATTCAGCACGCGGCATATCCGAATAGTGCTTTGAATACATAGCATCGGCCAATTGCTTGTCCGACATATCATCATAAGCACCAGGATATTTGCTGCGAATTTCTGCCAAAGTTGCCATAATTTATTGTGGTCCCCTTAGTCCCATAGGGTCATTTGTAGGATTAGAAACAACGCCATGACGGCCAACAGACATAACAACGCCCTCTTGTCCTTGAAGGTATTTTTTAAATCCTGTTAGCTTATCCTCAATAATTTTTCCGCTGTCATAAACATTTGGCAAGAAACTATTAAGGGTTTGAAGTTCGGCTTTAGATTGAGCGGTACCAGCACGCTCTTTAATTACGGATGACATTACGTTAAACACTTGAGCACGAGCAGCGCGTTCTTCCGACGTATCAGCGCGAGCCGCAAAAGATTCCGTCAAAGCGCCTCCTTTAGCCGCCGCTCCGCGTTGTACAGAAAATGCTTTAGGCGTACTTCTAACAGCAGAAAGTGCGCCTTCAACCGCTGCGTCGGTTTTGGCAATGCTCATCAATTGTGTTTGTTGAAGTGGGGTAAGTTCTGATTCCCTATTTTGAATGGCAAAACGCCTATCTTGAGCAGCAAGGTTTGCCGAAAAACGGCGATCCGCGCTGGCTTGCGCCGCCATAGCCCGGCTATTGGCGTTTGCTTGTTGCGCCATTGCTTCGCGGGATTCTCTATCCAATTGGCGTTGTTCAGCCGTATCGGCAGCTTTTATTTTGTAGGCTTCCAGCGCGGCCTTTTGATTTTCCTTATTAACCCCAAGTTTTTCAAGGTAATTAGCCGCCCCAGCGGTATCGCCAGTGGCCTTAAAGACATTCATCATTTTAGGATCAATGCCGAGATCAGTTAAATCGCCCATAACCTTAAAGGCTTTTTCAGCTTTAGCGGTGTTGCGTTCTTCCTCATACATGGAAGGGGCAATTTTTTGCAGGTATGGGTTATCGCTCAAAGCCGCCGCCAAAAGCATACGCTGCTTTTCTTCGGATGACCGCGTGCGATCCTGTAGTTCTTGCGGAATGGCAAAATCTTGCTTAGGGACTACGGCGGAAATAGGCGTTTGTGCCATAGGCTGTGGGGCTTGTGGCATAGGTTGCGGAGCTTGGGGCATGGGTTGCGGGGAAGCCTGGGGCATAGGTTGCGGAGCCCCTTGCGGCATTATACCCTTCAGCCGATCAACAATGCCCTGATTGCCAAATTGAACGTCACCAATTTGCTTAAGACCGGAACCGGCCTGTTCAATGTTAAGGTTTTCAGGCGCGATATATCCCATAGCCTCTTTCATCATCGCGGCCTTGGTCGCGGCTTCGCGTTCGTCCGCTTTCCTAGCAGCCCGACCGCCAAGATACCCTTGCAACCCTTTAGCCAGCACGCTAGCCCAGCCAATCGGCACAGGGTTGCCGTTGACCGTTTGTTGTTCAATGGGCGCGGTGGCCTGTTCTTGGAGCATTTGCGCATATTGCCGCGCACGCTCCACATCGCGCATTTGAGGCGTATAATTGGTCAGGCTGATATTCGGCATTACAGAGCCCCGTAGTTAACCATGTAGTAGCCATCTGGGTGCATATGCACCGCATGAGGCTTAACGCCCATGACTTCCTGAGCCATAACGCCGCGCTCACGATGGCCGTCAATGTCATATTCATAAATGCCGACGCCAAGCGGGTGAGTGCCAACGCGCTCGATGTTGGACTTAAGCCGCCGGTCGCTTGTAAACAGGTTGGGATTCCCCGCAAGACCGCCAGCGATCCCGCCGCCAATCGAACCAAGCGCACCATAGATGGCATTTTGTTGCGCCACCTTCTGATTGTAGGTGTTTTGATCGGCTTGGTTTTGGGCTTGAACGCCTTGGAACACCGGAGCCGCCGCAATGTTAGCGCCCGTATAACCTTGGAATTGCGGGTTCTGAACCTGACCGCCGGACATAAGTGCGGAAATTTCATTGAGCGGTTGATTACGCAACGCAAGTTGTTGGGCAAGAGATTGTTGCGCGGCTGTATTACCAAACTGAGCGTTTTGCAGGTTTTGGTTATAACCCTGATTTTGGGCTTGGTTGTAAAGCCCGGCAATGTTTCCGGCTTGGCCGTAATTTTGAGCCATAGCGGCATTGCGGGAGTTTTGAGCGTCGAGCGCGGTCTGGAAGTTTTGCGCCATAGCCTGATTACCAAGCTGTTGCGATTGCAGACCTTGGCCGAAGTTTTGACCCACCGCCTGATTATAAAGCCCGGCTTGCGTGACGGCTTGACCAAAGCCTTGTTGATTAGCCGACAGGTCCAAATTAATGCCCTGTAGAGCCGCCTGGGACAGCAAATCGTTACGGTTCTGACCCGATTGCGTCATGGCCCGGTTATAGGCTTCACTGCCTTCCGTAATGCCTTGGTTGGCAAGTTGCGAACGCAAGGCTTCGTCGCTTTGCGCCAGTTGCGGCGAAAGACGATTCATAATGGCCTGTTGGGCGGTGGTGCCAGCGTTAATGGGCATGGCCGCGACATTGGACAAATCCAGATTGCCGCGAGCCAAGCCATATTTGTCAGCCCCAATAGTTCCGGCTTGACCAAACCGGCTTTCATCAACGCCTTGGGCCGTGCCATATTCACCCATAGTCGGGCCATAATTGAGCGGCTGCGCGGGTGTTAGGCTCGTTTGTATACCAGGACCGTTATAATTAAACGGCTTATTGAGAATATTAGACGCCTGTTCCGTGCCTTGCATGGCAAGATTGGACAGCCCCGATTGAACGCGCTGTTGATCCTCAAGAGCCTTTTGCGCTTCGGGATTAAGCGTTTGCACAATGTTGGGTTGCAGTTCGCCTTGCGCGTTCTTTTCCCAAGTTACGGTTTGTTTACCGTAAGGGTTGGTAATGTTGGGGTTGCCAAGGTATGCCGTCTGAAGGCCAGACTGGAGATTAGCCGCGCCCTGTGCGGTCGCAGCAGCCGCGTAATCAGGCGTCGCGGGCGGGGCTGGAGATTTTTTTGACATAACGGTCCCTTAGAAACCTACATTTAGACTTTGAAAGCGTCAGGATAAGCATGTCACCAAACTGGTGCGCGTCCTTAACCTTGCCTTCCTCAACAAAACCCATGTTCTTTACCACCCTGACACTTTTCTCGTTTGTGTCCTCAATGGTAACGATAATCTTTTCTACACCACAAACGATAAATGGGTAATGAAAGATTGCAGCTACAAATTCAGGTGTCATCCGTTTCTTGATGACAATATGGCACATTATAGAACGGCCATTCCAGTTTTCGTAGATTACCCCCGCAACAATTTCATTATCCCGTATCAAACCGATAGCATTTGACCTTTCGGCAAAATATCCTCGATCCAATTCATTCGCTACCCAATAGCCGATTTTCGGCCCACTTTCTATATGCCAGCCCATCCGCTTTGATATACCACATCCGTTGACGCCCATTGAAAATCTACACCCTTGCTTGCGGTCGTAAGCTGCAAAGATCCGCAATAGCCAAGCCCGGTAACGCCTTGCCACAAGCTAAGGTTAATATTGCCAAGCCCCCACAGCCCCTGGTCCCATAGCGCGGAATCCCAAAGTGAACCCGTATTAGTTGCAAAGCTAATGGGCGTGCCTGTGGGCGATACATCAAAATCAACATTCATGCCGATATTGACGGCGGGGACGCCATTGGTAAAGAAGCTAGGCCGGGCGCGTGTAAAGTACTTCTTGACGCCCCGGCTTCCAAAATAGTTGAACGCCTGTTGCGCCGTGCCAACCACATTGTTGCCATTGTCGGCAAATGTTGAATCCCAGGCTTTGCCTACAACGCCATTCCCGCCGAAATATGAGTCGTCGTTATAAATTTCCCAGCAGTTAGCGGCCCAGCCTTGGAACTTGCACCATGCCTTCGTAATTGTGTTCATAACGTATTGTTCTTGCGAACCTGTCGCAACGGGGACGTTAATCCAAACGGCATTGTTTTTGGCGCTATAGAACACTTGCCAGCCAACAGCCGCATGGTCTCCGCCATATGCCGTGGTCGCCTCGGCAATGGCACCTTGGATTTTGTCTGACAAAGACACCCGTGGATCAAGCCTGGAACTTTGCAACGACCCAGCAAGCGGCATAAGCCCGTCATAAGTCAGCAAAAGAACGTCGCCGCCCCATTTCAGCGTGGCGCGGGGGCCAATCGGCGATCCAAGTTTCCAAACGCCAATCAACGCAAAGGTGGACGCATTGTTAGGGTTGGTGCCGCTGTAAACGATGACTTCGCCCTTACTGGTTATGAACGCAATATTGTCATCCGCGCCATAACCGGCATCAAGGGTCCATGTTTCCATGTCAACCAAGTGACCGCCAAACCGGGCCACCTGGCTAAGGTCGATTGGACTTGCCGCACCGCCGATAGAATCAACGGGCAGATACCATAGCTTTAGCGTGTCCTTTTGGATGAACCAAAGGTAGTGCTTCCAAAGCAGGACATTGCAAAGCGTGGTGGACGTAACGCCGGTAATGGCGGGCGTGCTGGTCGAATCAATCCGGGTCCATGTTGTCCCATTATAAAGCATGGGCTTGTCATAGCCATTGACGGCATAAATGAAACTACCGGCACTGGTGCTGATATTAGTATATTCCCAAATGCCGTTGGTTAGCCCCGTAACGGCTGGAGCGCCAACAGCACCTTGTGCGCTGACGTTGTAGACCTTGCCGCTATCCGTAATTGCCCACAATTCGGAAACCGCCCCGGCTGAATAAGCCATGAGCGTTTGAACTTGCCCATCTAGGCCGGTCGCAAAATTGCTATAACCGCCGCGAAGATTTACGCCTGAAACAGTTGGAAACAAATTGATGAGCGTAACCGCATCCATCGGGTCCATGTTGGCGTAACTGTCACGGGCGTTCCATCCGCCAATGGGAGACGGTAACGATTCAACTTGTGCGTCGTTGCGCTGTACAAGCGAGCGCGTATTAACGGCCATATCCGCTATCCGGTATGTTGTCGTAGCCAATCAGGATGTTGCCGGGGCGCGGCGCGAACGAAAGGTTAGCCGCTGACGTATCCTGGGCCATAGACGTTTCAAGTTCGGTCAGATAATCGCGGTAAAGCGCGGTCGTATCAAAACCCTTGGCTTGGAAGTATTTTAGCTTGGTGCTGAGTACCATAACCCGGTCGGGGAAGATGCAGGTATCAGAATCGGCGGTAAAGCTGTTTTTAACGTCACCAGAGGCCGACAGAGCCCAGCCCTTACTCCGGTATTCAAAACCCAAATATTCGGCTGTAGAGAGCCCAGGCCAGATTTGGAAATAGTCGCCATACAAACGCCACCGGATGCGCGGCCCGGTGCTGATATAGCCGCTTAGCAGCCATTCCCATTGTTGGGCATTTTCTGGACCCAGCATTTCCCAATGTTTGCTTTTGTCCCACATCGTGCGCGGGACAATCGCATCGTAATCACTAGGCAGGTCATATTTGACCTTTTGGAAATAAACGGTTCCATCGGTCACATCTGAAGTGGAATATTGCGAGGTCGTTACCTGCGTCGAGGAATCAACGCTTTCGATGAATGTCGCATTGGGGAAGCCGGTCCCGACAACCATGTAAGTGGTGTCTAGACCGGCTGTTGAAGGTATCCCCGTAATGGTTCGCGTGGTCGTATTGTACGTCCCCGTGGTGGTCGTGTAGCTTGTGAAAAAGCTATACGGCTTAGTCAATTTACGCCAATCGCTTTTGCGAAGAAGCTCATATCCGCTGGCGTTCATAAGCGCCAAGATTTGCACAACGTCCTGATTTGTATTTCCCGCAACTACGTTGGGGGTAGGAACACCAAGCTCATTCGTTACTTGCTGCACCAGTTGGAGCATCGTACTCGACATCTACGGCATCTTTCTTTGGTCTACCAGGCTTTTTGGCCTGAGATTCAATAAACTCAGCCATTTGAACCTTTAGAATTTCAAGCTCTTTACGGGTATTATAGAGTTCTTCGTTCTGTTCATACTTGTTTTTGTGTTCAAGATACGAACGAGCGCGATTGCGGAGACCAACAGCACCCATGCCAATACGCTGAAGTTGCGCATCTGACGCGGTTGCTACCTGTTCTACCGTCTGGAACTTAAGAATATGAAGCTCAATCATTTGGGTTTCGGTAAGCTGTTCCGGCTCATCGTGACGCCATCTGTCTAGCGGCACGCCGATTTCTTCTAGGTCCTTTGCGTTCGCCATCTGGTAATAAGTCCATTGGCGGGGGAATCTCTCTTTATGATGATCCGCTAGGCGCTGTTCGATGACATTTGTCTTGTCACCAGGAACCATTATGCGGATAAAAGTTTCGCCTGCGTGCAGGCCATCCTTTTGCTCATAAAATTCAACGTGTAGAAAAGAATCAGCGTTTTGAACGTCGCTACTTAAAGGCATACATTAAACTCCAGTCAGTGAATACCAAGCAGTGTCGCTAAGGCCAAAGAAAAGGGCTTCCTTGCCGGTAGCGATAGTCATTGAAGTTGTGCCGTCAACGGTAGAACCTGTTGGCGGGTAAACGGTCAGGGTTTGAGCGCCCGTGTTAAAGATTGCAACCATAGCACCGGCTTCCGTAGGGGGCAGCTTAACGCCCGTGCTGGAAGCGGTGGTGGAAACAACATTGAAAACGGCGCTAATTTGAAGCGCGGTAGCGGCATTGGTGCCAGCAGCGGTAAGGCCGATTGCGGCATCACCACAAATCGAAATTGCGGCAAGCGGCGCATTGCCGGAGCCAAGCACGCGGGACGGAATAGCCATAGTCAGGGTCTTTCTTTGGTTTGAACAAACAGCGTTGCATATGGAAAGGCAGTATCCTTATCATAATGCTGATAAAGGATTTTGTAATCCGAAAATTTCTCTTGCCACCATTCGCCAGAAAAGACCGATAAATGCAATGGGTGTCCGATAAGTTTTCCCATGTTGTCTTCAAACATGGCAATCTTAAAGAAGCATTTTGAGACACAGGACATAATGTTTTTAATTGTGTCCTCTACCAATTCAGGCGGAATGTGCTCCATAACATCTGTGCAATAGCCAAATTCCGATTCAAGTTTCATGGGCTTGGTCAGATCGGCAATTTCAAACGCGATGTAATTGTCCTTATCCAAGCAATTGTCGGCAAAATCAACCAACAGCATACCGCAGCCGGTTTTCTCGTAGATTGCCTTGCCGCCACGTCCGGACCCACATCCAAAGTCAATTACGCGGCTATCTTCGTCGATCTTTGCAAGTTCGATAAATTCATCCGAGAAATTTTCGCCTGGCGACATATGCCGATAGCTATCAATTGACCACATGCGACGATATTTTTCATCTTCGCTTATGGGTTCTGCGTGCTTACGCATTTCTTCCATAACAGCCATAATCAGGCCATCAGAATCGACGGTAATGACGCAGCCAAGGTCTATGAGGTTGTTACAAACTTCGGGGAACAATTCAGCCTGACGCGCCATTGTGAGGCTGCTAGTGAACACCTTTCCAGCCATTGTGACTTTGCACATTGGCTCGCCTGTGTTGATAGGCTGTTCATAAGCATGTTTAAACGTTTGCCGGTTTGACGAATCATAACCGTAAAGATGCAAAAACCTGTACCCCATAGCGTAAACCAAACACATGGCCGAAAGCCCAACGGTGGTTCCGCCGCCGATCAACGCAAATTCATCGTCATAATCCGGCAAATGGTCTTCGATATTTTCAATTGCCGGGTGCCAAACTTTTACGTTTTGCACTTTTTTAAAAAGCGCCGGATCGCATTGCGACGAAATTAGGTGGCACTTTGCTTGACCGATAAGCGCGACGTTTTCCGGCCTAGCATCCAAGATAACTTGGTAATCAGGCACAATCCCGCATTTGTTTAGAAACTTTGCAGCACCGTTTAGGGCAAAGACTTTTTGCCCTAACTTAATACGCTGTTGAATGGATGGAATGAAGTCCGCAAGCGATGGACCGCCGCCGACAATAATCGCATGACCGTCATGCGCTGGAATTTCTTTTACCCATTTTTTCGCCCTTGAGTTCGCCTTGATGTTTGCAAACAAAACGTCATCGTCTGTGTTGCAGATTATTTCTATATCCATGAAAAATATGAGGGGCGGGTTATCCCCGCCCCCCAGCCTATTAGGTCACGCGGCCTTGCAGGTGCGGACGGTTCAGGACAACAGTAACGGTCGTGGTAGCGGACGCAACCGTGGCTGTATTGGCGGTACGAGCGGCCAGGATTTCCTTACCGGAACCCGTGGCACCGACCTTACCCGTTGACTTAACTCCCAGCGCCACGGTGGGTGCAAAGTTGGAAGAAGTCGACTTAGCGGCGACCGCAGTACCAGCAATTTGATACCAGGAGAAAGTCGTCGCAGCCGTATTCGCAGCCATCGAAATGGCAACGGGGCGGGCTTGGTTGGCGGTCGTAGCGCAAAGTGTGGTTGCATAGGTCGTACCATCGTAAGTCACGAGTGAACCAACGGTCGTAGAAGCCACGCCCTTAAGGAGGATAAATTCTCCTTCCCCGTAGGTGGGGTCAAAAGCGCGAACAATGCCACCAAGCACATTAGGCGGTGTCGGGATAGCGGAGGTACCATTAGCCATAGTAACGCCGGTATCAATTTGGCTGATCTGAAGCAGGCCAGCCTTAGGTTCGTCAAAAGTGTAAGCCATCTCAAATGCTCCTTATTAAGCGTACAGAACGCCTTGGAACTGAGAACCGGAGCAGGTAAGGTTACCGGCCCAGCCAATCAGCTTCACAATGGCGTCTTGGTTGACAGCTTGACGCTCACCACCGATGGGAACAAAGTTCCGGTCGGCATGAGGACGGAAGTGCAGATACTTGGTGTTCAGGAACCACATGTGGTTCGCGGTAGCGGAAGGACCGATACCACCGTCGAGAACGACATCAGACGCCATACCAGCACCGTAATACTTCAGCGACGCAAAGCCAGCACCAGCCATGCTCGAACCGGAGTCCGAAATACGCTGAATGGCTTGAAGCGACTGAAGGTACAGACGGTAATAGTTGTTATCCGCAACGATCAGGTCAGGCTTGTCGGTACCCCGGATAAGCTGAACGGCCAGGGCATCCATGTACTGCTGGATGTTCGAGGCGGTTGTAGCCGCACCACCATTGGTGACGCCGGAATACGCAACGGATTGCCAGAACGAGAAGGTAGCGCGGTTAATGCCGCCGTAAGTACCCGAAGATGGGCTATCCGGAACAGCAGCCGCGAGGCCGGTCAGGTTCTTGCCGCTGTTGCCGGTACCATCAAGATACAGGTCACCGCTGATGCGGTTGGCAAGCTGGGCTTCGGCAACATTCATACGACCGTCAAGCAGGTCGATGATGGCTGCCTTACCGGAGTTCTGGATCATTTCCAGACCCGAAATGGTAACAGCCGAAGCATACTGAGTGATCGAGAACTGGGCAGCACTGATAGGCGAATTCTGAGACACGTTCAGCACTTCATAGCCGGAATAGCTGTTCGTGTTGTTCGTGGTCGAATCGTTGTACATGATTTCTTGCAAAATCACGTTACCGCCGGAAAACGTCTTGACGTTTCCACGGTCCTTCAGGCGACGCAGCAAAGCGTTGTTGTTAGTGACGTTGTCAGCGAGTTCACCACTGCGGCTCTGGATATTCGTCGCAATGATGTCGCTGATCGAGGAGTTCGCGAAAGCCATAGCTTTAGCTCCTTATCAGGGGTTCATCAAAAACGTTCAGCCATATTGTCGAGTTGTTCGAGCAACATTGAACGTCTGTCTTGCGCTTTGGTAACAGTCCGAGTTCCGGGTGTAGAACTTCTAACGCTTACCGCTGCCGCCTTGGCCGCTTTCGCAGCCCGGTTGGCCGACTCTCTCTTTTCCGCATCCGCTTGGGCTTGTTGGCCCTTCTGGATTTGTGCAAACAAAGATTCGTCAAGGCGAATTGCCTTATTATAGGCGTCTTCTAGTGTGTTGGCTACACCACTTTGTAAAAGTTGAATCATCGTGGGTCGCGCTTCTTCAAAATAGTCAGCAACGGTTGCAAAACTATTTATCTCGGACATAAGTGCTTGATTCTGCACTTCTTCCTGTTGTTGCTTCCAATTGTTTACTTCGCTGCGAACGCTATTTAGTTCGTTTTGAAGTGTAAACACCATTGGATCAACAGCCGCGCCTTGTGGGGCAACGTATCCGTCTCCAAGGTTAATCCCGTATTGGTAAGCAAGTTGGGAAAGGTAGGCCCGCTTTTGTTCTAGAGGGCTATGGCGCAAAATGTGATCCGCTTGCATCAAAGCTGTTACGGCTTCGGTCGGATTTACGCCAAGTGATTCAATGGTTGGCATGTAAGGCTCAATAGCCTTTTGAAACTGATCCGCCAATTGCGCCTTGGGTAAAAGCGGCTCAATGCCCGCCCGCATTTCTTCTTCGCGGCGGTAAGCATACTCTTGCAGCCTGGGATCAGCGGTTTGCCAAAGTTCGTGGTAATCCCGTTTCCAACTGGACGGCGGGCGCTTCCAAACAGGTTCTTCTTCTGGTTCGGCCTCTACTTCCTCAAATTCAGGATCGGGCGTCGCTGCTTCAAATTCAACCGCTTCCGGTTGGTCCTGGGCTTCATCAAATTGTTGTTCCAAAAGCGCCTTGCGGTCAACAATATCGACAGATTCGTTAATTGGTTCTTGGGTATCCATAACCATCCTATTTACAGTGGTGCTGATTTTTTAATTTGCTTGAGAATTTTGTTCGCCTGTCTGTCGCTCATGTCCGACAACTGTTGATGCAATATTTTCTTGCGGTCAACAGTTTTTGTTGGTTCAATTGTTGTTTTCATTGTTTCATTGCCAACTTCAACGCAATTATGCGCCCGAAGTAGGTCTCTGTGCTGCGAACGACTGGTAATCATCTTGCCGTCAATCATGTTTTTGTATGGCTCAATGTCCCGAATTATCATTGGAGCCTTAAGTTCTGACCGTTCGGCCGGTTGGTAATCAGAGCGCAAATAGACAAGTTCGCCGTTTTCATATTCGGCCAACAGACCTTTGCCATCAAAAACTGCTTTGTAATTTTTCATATGAGCAACAACACTTCTTCGTCGTCCATTTCAATGTAAGCGTCCAGTAGTCGTTGTAGTCGATCTGTATCGTCCAGCAGGCGACTAAAATCAACGATAGGGGCAGTTTTAGCCTCACTGACGGCCTCCATGACATATGGGGCAACAATCTCCGCCGCGATGGCTGGACGGCCCTCTACGAGCGTTTCATAGGCGTCAATAACGGACTTGCGCCTGCGATCCCTGGCAGCTTGTTCGTCTAGGAACTTTTTAGCAAAATGCTTCCCGTCGTGCGTATCATCAATGATGATGATAGGCGTCGAGGAAATCTGAAATGCGTCATTCTGAAACGCATTTTGCTGAAAAGCTGTTCCAACCACGTTTAGACCTCGTAAGGTACCCAGCTAAGGGTTTCCTCATCCCAAATATACGGCTTGCCGTCGTCTGGGTATGGGACTGGCGCTTCCCAATCGCATGTGGTCGTGTTCAGGGACCAACTTGGATACGGTTGTGGCGCAATAAATGCGTCAAGCGCTACATCGTACGTATAACCAATTCCCGCATATCGAACGCGGAAGTTGCCGTTATAGCTAGTTTGAACCCACCGCGTACCTGCGCCCAGCAAAGATTGGCAAAAGATTATGCCAGCCGCTTCAGTAGGCGCATCGTCGTTTGAAACGACAATAACCTGGAGTACGATGTTGTTTTCGTCCAATTGTGCAAAATGTGCCATTAGGCAGTCCTTTGGAAAGTGCCAGAAG